TGGGTCTCAAGTAACTTACCCATATCCCGCCCGGAGACTTTGACTGCTCGTTGTGGCACGTCACCACCTTGTCGCACCGCCGACACACGATCGATCATGCCACACATCACCGGGAAGAATCCGGCGCCGTTGCCGGCGTCCATTTCCACGGTCAGCATCTGGTTCGGCTGCAGCACGTCCATGTACCCGACGTATTCGTCTCCGAACCGTTGCCACTTACGATAGGGGAGCATGAGTTGCCATGTTCCGGAACACCGGCCGTATGCCTTGTTTGTGCTGATGCTGGTCAGGTCGTCGCTGATGTCGTACAGCACCTGTGCGGTTTCGAGGTCTTTGACGAGCACTCGGACCCGGGGGGAATAGGTCTGGAAGTATTTTGGGGTATACTCTGGCATGCGTCCATGATAGCAAGTCCGTAGCGCATATCAAGCTGTTTGCTGCCATCATTGTGACGGCGTGGCTTTTGGTGGTTGTATTCTTGTCGCTGCTGTTGTAGCGTATGTCGTGCGTTTTTAATGACTTGCAATTCTTTCTCTGGTGAGCTACTGTTCGCACAGCTGCTCAAAACAGCTTTAGCGTCGGCGGTACCGCACCCGTAAGAATTGCGGCTTTTTTGTATCTACGGTGTAGTGCCGAGTGTTGGTGAAATACAATACCTATTCCCTACTTGTAGGGGTGAGGGGAAATAGCCAGCCGCCCGACGCGGTTTTGAGCACTCGGCACTCTCTTGGAGAGGCTGAAAATCAAAGAACAGTCGGAGGTATCACCATGCAAGTCCCGTCAAGTAGTCCCGTCCCCGCAGTATTCAGTTTCAATTCCCTTGATGTCCGTGTTGTTGATCGTGATGGCGAGCCGTGGTTTGTTGCGGCAGATGTCTGCTCTGCGTTGTCTGTAGGGAATCCCAGCGAGGCGTTAAAGCGCCTTGGTGACAATCCATCGTCTAGAGGTTTTGAATATTGAACAATCCCGATAATTAGCTCCCAACCGGTATTGTCCTGGCGCTTCCACCACCTCCTGTGATTTTGCGTTGGTGCTCAAGTTCTTCAACAATTTTTTGGAGCAATCCGTTAGTTTTCTTCTGTTCATTGACTACTACTGGTTCGTGAGACGAGGCCATTCCGCCACCAGAGCGGGGGAAGCCAGTGTCTTTAGGCGCAGTCCCTGAATATTCTGAATAAAAATTTCTTACGGCATTGACGTATGGGATCGTTTCCGACTTTTTGGGCAAGAAGTTCGCCCAATGTCCACCGTTTTTACCCGCCTTTTTTACTGCATTGTCGACTGAACCTGGGCCTGCGTTGTATGCTGCCAAGGCTTTATCAACATCTCCGTCATATCTGCCCATAAGTTGTTTTAGGTACTTGACGCCGCCTTTAATGTTTTGTTTTGGGTCTAGGGGATTCGACACACCAAGGCCCCTTGCCGTCCCTGGCATCAACTGCATAAGCCCGACTGCTCCTGCTTTTGACACAGCATTTGGGTTGAACCCACTCTCTTGCTGTATTACTGCCTTGACAATGTTTGGGTCTATTCCGCTGAACCCCGTTCCAAATCCAGGCATGGAAACAGACTGTATATAGTCTTCGTATGCAGTGGCCTTAGATTTTCTGGCTGTCCCTGGTTTCCACCCTCCAGCCACGAGTGCGCCGTGGAACGGCGTCAGTGTCGTTTCCATAAGGTTTCTTGCTGTATCAGCAGTGCCTTGCGCTGCAGCTTGTGCTGCAGAGTCAGTCGGGTTTTTAAGAAAAGCGGTTATTGTTTCAGCACTGGTTCCCAAACTATCCAAAGATTTGATCAGCTTCCCAAATGTGTCAGTATCAATCAACCCTGAGACCACCTTCATTACCGCATCTTCCAGAGAACCGAGTGCTGTGTTGAGTGCTTCTCCCATTTTCAGGTGTAGGGCTTCTCTGGCTGCTTCTCGTGCCATTTTGTCCATGCCTGGCAAGCCTGCAGACATGGTTTTGTACTCCTGATACAGTTGCTTTTCCTCTTTTGACCCTGACTTTAAGCTTTCTATGGTTTTTCCACTGTTCGTAGCTCTTGCCAGCCGGCCGAAGAACCCGCTGTCGTTCATTTCGATCAGCTTTTCAGATGATGCCCCTTTAATGCCCCACGATGCCATCATGGTTTCAAGCTGGCCGGCACGGGCCTCCTTCGATCCGCTCAGTCCTCCCATGATTTTTGCCATAAGTTCCGGGGACTGCATGAACCCGCCCTGCTTGAGCACGTTCATCTCGTGTATTTTTTCCCAGGTCATCGGACCTTCGAATCCGCCCATCGCTTGGAATAACCTGATGTCTCCGGCACCGGTCCCTGCGCCTTGCAGGCCGTTCTGCATGACGTTCATAAACTCCTGGCTTTTGGCGTACTGACCAAAGCTGGCCCCGCCCTGGTGGGCAAGTATCGCCTCGATTGCCATTGCTGTCGCTGCTCCTGCTTGGGCGCTGGTGGCCCCGGCCCCATGCATTGCAGCAGCGGTTACCTGCGTGTTGCGGCTGACCAGCGTGAGCAGTTCGGTGGTCTTGGCCTTGTCCATGCCCTTCTTGATGGCCTCGCCCATCATATTGATGGCACCGGTAGCCAGATTGGCGTTGCCGGTGGTCTGGTACATGCTGCCGTAGAGGCTTGCCACCTGCGACGGGTCTACGCCAGCGTACCGCCCGAACACTCCGGACAGATTAGCCGCCCGGTTGGCTCTGGCCCCGCCCATGCCGGCCTGCTGGCTGATGCTTTCCAGTAGCGCCATTTGTTCGAGGGGACTGATGCCTACGCCGATATTGTCACCGAACCCACCGGTTATGCCCCTGGCACCGAGCACAGCTTGGTGGCCTACTGACTGCTGGTACTTGGCCCGGGATTGCGAGAGGAATCCAAGCAGAGAGAAACCGCCTGCAGCGGCCAGCGTCCAGCCGAGGGCTTTTTTGAGTCCGCTGTATCCCCCCCGGCCTTGATTCTGGCCCATGCCAGTGATGTCGTCTGCTGCTGCGCTGCCTTGTGCACCGAGTTTACGGACTGATCGTTCCTGGGCCTCAAGTTCCCTGCGCTCGTCCTGCAACTGTTTGATCCGTTCCCGGTTGGCTTTGAATTCTGGCGTGTTGGCCTGGCCGCTGCGGCGCATGTCAATCTGTGCCTTGGATAGCTGCAGCATCTCGTTGCGGACGGAGTAGAGCGTCTTGGCGTAGTCCTGAACGGTGCCGTTCAGTCGGCGCATGTGCTCCTGCGCTTCCTGAAATTGTTTAGGGTCCAACAGTCCGCCTCGGGTAGTACCCTGGCGCGATAACGCCTGCAGGCGGCGCACCTGTTCGGCCATTTCCTTGAGGCGTTGTGACGCGAGCGGAAGCCCGTCTTCACCAATGGTTAGGTCGCCGAGCGATTGTGTGTCGTTCAGCGATCTGTTAAGCATATCGATGTGCTGTTTGGCGTCTTTTACCTGTCGGGAGTCTACCTTGATATCGATACCGAGCATGTGTCCATACCTCTGGTTTTTCTTGTATTGTACCGGTTACGTGGCGGTTGTCGAACGGTTTGCCTAAACGAAGAGGGAGGCTATGTGCCCCCCTCCTTTTGTACCGGTTCCCATTTTTCGCCCCGCAGCATCTCTTCCAGATTGACGCTTTCGCCTCTATCCATCCGGTCGAATATTGCATCAACCTCTGCGTCGCCGCTGATTTCCACGCCGCACATTGGGCATGTATCGCGGTGTGTTGTGCAGCTACAGTTAAAGCATTCCTTGAGTGTTTTGCCGTCGGCCGCCAGCATCATCTCGTATTCGAGAGCAATGTCCTCGTCGGTCATACTGAGGTAGCGCGGGTCGGTCGGTGGCAGATTATACTTATTCCTGAACCAGAAGCGAAGGCTGGCTGCTTCCTTGCTGGCTTCCGTCCCTACCTGTTTTGGGTCGAAATCGTGCGAGGAACTTGCTCACCTCCGCCCACACGGCAAGCACCGCTTCTTCGTCTTCTGCATCGTACATCGTGTGCATGTCGAACCATTCCGGTGTCGGCTGTTCGGCCACGGTCTCCACAAAGCTGAACACGTAGTTGATAAGCCGGATGCCGTCATTGACCAAACTGATATCCAATTCTCCTGCTGCCGACAGGCTGGCGGCATCTCGCACGGAGATCATTCGCTTGTCTGCCAGCGATGGCCGGCGGATAGTGAAGCTGCCGGCGTATTTTGGCCCGAACGGTTTGCCGGTGCTCTGGTTGACGGTGTTCTCGATGCTAAAGCTATGGGTTGACATAGTTGCTCCTTTGGTAGAGTAGGGGAGGCCGGAGCCTCCCCGCTTGATTTACGCTACATCTTAGGCCGATTGGGATACGCGGTGGCGTGCCCTGATCTGGAACGATTCGCCCGTGATCCTGTGGGCGGTGTACCGACGGCTGTGGCTGTTGAATTTGCAGCCGGTGTACAGTTCGATGGTCTGGCCGGATACGGTGTCGATCACCTCGACTTCCAGTTCCGGTGCGGTCAGCCATTCCTCGCCACGGGGGACGAACCCGAGCTTCTGCAGGGTGTCGGCAGAGACGAAGTATTTCTCGCCGCTCAGGTTGTGGGAGAGCAGGCCGACGACGAACTCCTGCGTCTCCACGTCGCCGATGCCCTCGACACTCTGCAGGTCGAAGTTGTCGTCTACGGAGAGGCTTTGGACTACGCCAATCACTTCCCCTTTGAGTTTCAGCAACACGCGGTTGCCAGTACTGGTGTTTTTCATGGTTCGTTATCCTCCTATAGCCCGATGCTGAACTTGGTCGGCTCCAAGTGGTAGGTCGAGAAAATGTGGTTCACAGGCAAGATCGGCTCTGCGTAGTAGTCCACGTACCGGATGGTGCCGTCCACCCGCAGTTGGGTCAGCTTAGCGTCGAAGTTCCGGATGTATCCTTCACGCTTGGCTGCTTCCAGCACGGCGTTGGTCAGGTTGACGATGGTGATATCCAGCGATTCGGTCCCGGGCTTGCCAATCAGCAGTTCATGCCGGTTGCGAATCTCCCTGGCGATGTAGTCGGCGCCGCGGCCCACCGAGAATTCCAGACGGTACAGGTCGTCGTCCTGGTTCCAGGTGGTCAGTTGCCGGCTGATCACGTACCCAGCCCCTTGCACTGCGTCTGGGATTGGAACGGCCACGCCGTACTCCAGCATGGTCTCGCTTTCGCTGATCCGCAAGTTCACTTCAAGGCCGAAGCAGCGCAGGTACTTGCGGGTCAGTGGTTCCACCGGGCTGCTGCCACCGGCGATGCCGGCGTACATACATGCCGTGATATAGGCTGGGTACAGTTGCAGCGCACCGTTGTCGTCGTAATGCTTGGAGCCAAGGCCGACAAGCATGGTCCGGTCGCTGTTCAGCCCGTCCACCGATGTTTTCAGCGCAGCGATGGATGTCAGACGGGCAGCCTCGCTGTTCCATGCCTGCAGTGCCCCGCCGACGAAGCAACGGCGCTCAGACTTGCCGTTCGGGCCGGACATATAGACGCAGTGGGCGTCCACCATCGTGTGGATACTGGCGTCGTCGGTCAGCGGGACGATCAGATCGATCTTCATCGTCTTGAGCAGGTCCAAGGCAGACTGCCAGGTGGCGTTGGTAGTGGTGCCGTCGCTGCCGCCCGTCAGGTAGGTCCATGCTACGTTGGCTGGGACTACGGTGGCCTCGGCTGCCCGAGTAGCGGTGACGTATGCCGACATGGTGTTAATCCGCTCCACTATCGCTTGCAGGTCGCTCTTGAAGGTGGCGGCTGCGGTCTTGATATCCACTGCGGTGGCATTATCAAGGTACATCGACAGGTCGTCTTTCGGCTTGCTGGTCAGAGCGGTGGCCGTGTACTTGCCGGTAGCGTTGATGGCGTCCACCAGTGCCTGGATGGTGTTGAAGGTGGTCAGGTCCAGCGACAGATCATCGGCCGGTGTATCGGCCACAGTCGTGGTCAGCAGATGCACGGTGCTGGTCACGTCGATCGACAGTGTGGCGGTCAGGCCGGCGCCGGTGTAGATCACACTCAACGAAGACTTGGAGATGTCGTCGAAGGTCTCGATGTTGTCCATGTAGGCCACGGTCAGCTTCTTGCCGATGTTCGTGCCGGCCTCGATTTTGGCCTTTACCTGATTGGCGGTGTTGCCGTACAGGTAGGTAGTCAGGGTCAGTGCGCTGCTGAACGTAGCTGCGGCAGCGGCCGACGGGTTGACGGGGACCAGATACACCTCGCTTGCGCCCTGTGCGCCGGGGGACGGGTCGAACAGCAGTTTGGCGCCGAGCCGTGCTTCTGCGGCCGACGGGTGAATCAGTTGGTTCACCAGTGAAGGGCTGTTGATCTTGACGGCGGTGCCGGGTGGCACGAGACCGACCATTTCTGCCAGAATTGCGACCTTGTTTGCCCCACCAAGCGGACTGTTGGCGAGTGCAGACGAGTCGATTCTGGATGCTGCTTGCGGAATCAGGTAATATTTACCGTTCCAGAGGACGCCTTTTCCCATTGTTATTTACCTCCTGTTTTTTGCCATTCGGCCCATGTGGTTTTGATAGGCTTGGTTGCGAATAGATCGAATAGATTTTGCCATTCGTCTTTCATTTTGCTGCCGGCAATCCCTTCGGACTTGCACAGTTTGTTGAAGCCTGCTCTGGTTTCGGTCATTGCCTTCGGAACCCCGTTCAAGAATTCGTCCAGCGTGATCGGGAAGCTGGTTGGCTCCACCGGTTGTTCGACTTTTGCTTTTGCCACGGTAACCTCCTTATTCGATATGCGCTACGTTACGGCCAAAATGTATTGACGCCGGTCTGATAGACGTTGACCGGTATGCGTTTGGTCCAGGTGTTTGCCACCTTGCAGTTGATACGGACTACCCTGCTGAATGCCGTGGTGGGTTGCGCCTCGGTCTTAACCATCGTGTCCTGCAGCGAGACCGCCACCTCTTTCACGCCGATCTGGTCCAGGTTGTCCAGTTCTTCGACGATGAAGCGTTGCAGGAAGCGTGACAGCCAGATTACTTCATCCTTGGTGGCGCAGACGATGTCAGCCTGGTAGTTGGCCGATGCCCAATATCCTTTTGGAACGTCCCAATGGGTCGGGTTTTCTCCGTCTGGGTATGGGGTGGCTTCTCCCACCACGTCGTCGAAGAACTTCTCTGCAGTGTCCTCGTTCCCGAGGCTGATACCGATTTGCGGCAGAGGCACGGTGAACATCGGGTAGCTCGGGAAGATGAATACTTCGCTGTCGGTGCGCTCCCTGAGATCGTCCGTGAAGTTTTTCCGCTGGATATACTCGGCGATCTCGGCCTGTTCTGCAGCCGACAAATCATCGAACAGGTCGGAGATGATGAACGACGGGTCCGCCTTCACTTCGTTGAATCGCTCGATGAACTTTGCTGACAGAAATATGTCGACGTTCGGGAATCCCATTATCTCAGTCCTATGCTCACGAATGCCTGCTGAATATCTGCTTCGGCGCCATGCCTGATCATATCTTCCACGGCCGGGCGGCAGAAGTCGGCCACGCTCTTGGCGATGTGGTGGGCTTCATACCCCGGGTGAATCCAGCTATTCGGATCGGAACGCTCGCTTACTACCCGGAAGGTCATGTACTGGCTCTGCTTTGCCGCCTTGTGTGTTTTCTCGACCCGCACCATACCTTCGTACTTGTCGTTCTTGTGCTGGTATCCCGTGGTCGGGTTCTGCCCTGGTTTGCCCTGTGCCGGCAGCCGGCCGCCGTATTTCATCGCATTACCGGCCCTTACGCTGGCCTTCAGTTCCCGTGCCTGCTTGTACACCTGCGTCGGCATGGTCTTGTAGTTCGAGTCGCTGTTGCCACCGGTGCCATGCCGAAACGGGATGATGTTGTACTTGCCGTTTTTGCCGACCCTGGCCTTGGGTCCGTTCAGCAGCATCGGTTTCATGTCCCACGGGCCGGAGCCGTTCTCTAGCTGTTCGGCGATCTTTTTAGCAGCCAGAATCCGTTGGCTCACGCTGCCCATGCCGGTCAGTTGCTTGTCCAGTACGATATTGTCTGCGTA